GTTGTTGGTATTTCAGCCATGCGCGTTCTACGTCGTTAAGCATTGGACAGTTCTTTGTATAGGTCTGTTTGTTGTGCTTGTCGTCCTGCGGTGCAGTTGCATGGTGTCACATAGTTGTAGGTGTGACCGTTGCGTTCTATGGTTTGTTCTGTGCCGTCTGTGTTGTGTTGATATGACCAGCCGGAACCGTGGCATGCAAGGCATGAAGTGCCGGTTGTGAAGGTTTGTTTGTTTGGTCGCCTTCTCGCCATGTCACGGAATTGGTATAAAGATGGCCACCGGGTGTTGCCTTCTGCTGTCCATTTGTCGAACAGCTGCCGTATGTCGTTGGCTTCCATGTTGCGTGCAATGGTGGCGTGTACCCATTCGTCTAGCACGCTGTCGTCTGTGTTCCATGGTGGCGTTGCGGGTCGCATTGCTTTTGCGATGCGCAGCAACGTTTGTTTTGCTTCTGTTGTTAGCACGGGTCGCTTCTCCTTGGCTTCGTGCCTTGCCGTCGTCGCTCCCCGGTGTAAGTGTTGGGGTGAGTCTAGTAACGTTGTCAAGGGCTGTCAAATATCGTCATTTAGCAGGGGTTTTACGTTTTCCACATATCCACAGCAACGGTCAATTGTTCGCCATGTCCATGATGATGTTGCCGACATACTCGGCTACTTGCGGCACTACCGCGTTACCTAATCCCCTAAGTCTGTCCAACCGATTGGGAAACCCATCAGCCATTCCACCCATTGCGGGTTGATTGCTTGACCAATAAGTTCCGGATATCGAGTCGCTAACTGGTTTTCTAAATTCTGCGCGCCCTCTTCCCGGTGCCATATCTTTGAATTCCGATTGTCTCCCAACCCTGCCCGTGGTGTCGCCCACGGTCTGCCGTGTCGCAATGACAAATACCCGGTCACGTCTGTGAGGTGCACCAACGGTGGCAGCTGGTATGCAGTCCCATTGTGCGTCATACCCGCACGCGGCCAAGTCTGCGATAACGGTTTCAAATCCAAGGGTAAGGTGTCCTGCGACATTTTCCAAGAGTGCGTATCGGGGTTGTAAAACGCGAATGGCGTTGGCGAATTTTGGCCAAAGGTGTCTTGGGTCGTCTGTTCCGTTTCGTAGTCCTGCGGTGCTGAACGGTTGGCATGGGTAGCCTCCGCAAATAAGGTCAACTGGTTCAACGGTTCGCCATTCAATGTCATTTATGTCCCCCAAATTTGGTGTGTTAGGCCAATGTTTCGCTAATACCCGGCAGGCGTACGGGTCTATTTCTGATTGCCAACGGCATGTCATACCTGCGCGTTCTAAACCGAGGTCTAAACCGCCTATACCGCTAAACAGACTGCCAAAGGTCAATTGTCCCATTGTTCGCCTTTGGCACGGGCTTCTATTGCGTCCATGTCTGCCGGTCGCCATATATACATTTCCACACCGGCTTTAATTAACGCGTCACGCCATTGTGCCTGTTTAGTAGACACACGACCAGTTATTGTTTTTAGTTCAGCCAAGATAAATCCGTGTTCAGGGTGAACAGCTGCGATGTCTGGCCAACCGCTGTCACCTTGTGTTGGTGTTGTCCAACTGCCGTTACGGTGTTGTGCCGGTAACGGGTGATATACAAGCCACCCGTGCCACCTCAGTAGGTTGACGACTTTGTTGGTGAACATTTTTTCTGACTCGGCTACTTTTTGTAGGTTCCAACATGGTGTTGTGCAGTATCCGTGTGTCATTGCCGTTTCTGGCATACGTCGCCTGCATTGTTTGCATGTTTTCATGTGCCGGTCTCCCTGCGTATGGCTTCCAACACAAGTACTGCGTTACGCAACTCAATTACTTGTGCTTCTAACGTGTCAATACGTTCAGCTGCTAAGTGAAGTAACGCTGTTAGGTCGTTGTCTTTACCTACTGCACGTAACCGGTCTTGGAATGACATTTCGTATGGCATTAGTTGTCCTGCATTTCTTCAATTTTTTTACTGCACGCAAACTTGTCTGCTTCAAGTTCCGCTAACTCTTCTGCCGTCATCACAACGTTCTGTTGCTGCAATAACCGTTTCAAATATCCCATTTGGGCTTTACTGGCAGGCTGCTTGCCACGTGGCTTCTGTTCACGTTCGTATGTGGGTGTTTCCCGTGTACGTTCGCGTGCCAACACAACTTCGTCTTTGCTTGCCATGCCTGCTTCGATAGCGATACCCATAAGCCCTAAACACCTGCCCAAGCTGCTGGTACTGGCGTTTTGCTGTTCGCTACCACGTGTATACGGTGTCGTCCCGGGGTAAGGCTCCCAACAAGATGCGATACACGGCAAAGTGTCGTCAGGTGAACGCCACACGGTAGTGGTCACTTGAATGAATGTTTGCCCGTCTGTGTGGATTAGTTGCGGTTCAGATTCCTGCACCCGTAAGTCTGGCCATTTCTGTATGGCGTGCTTCAACCGTTCATTAACGGTCACATAACCGCTTAAATCGAACCCCATCAGAACCAATCCAAACGTGTATGCATTGTTTTTGACAATTGTTCACTAGACCGAATAACGCACCACAACCCCCACACCACTTCCCGGTATAAGTCAGCTGCCGTAGCGTCACCCTGAATCTGTAAATCATCTAAGTGTTGGTCAATGTCCCGGTCTGCTAACGCCAGTTTTGATTGCCAATCCAACATTGCTGCTAACAGTTTGTCGTTTCGATACATCACCAAACCTTTCATGTCCGGTGATGTTTCATAGTTCATTTCCATGTTCTGCCCTCCTTGTGGCTTCTTTATGCCGTTGTTGCGGTGTCATACCGCCGAATACCCCTATCCATGGATAAGGGAACGAAAGTGCATAGTTCAAACATTCTGTCTGAACGGTGCAACAATCGCAGATTGCTAACGCACGTCTAGTTGTTTTTGATTCGGCGTTGCGACCGTCACCGGCAAACCACCAACGTAACGGTTTACCAAAACAGTTTGCGTCAATCGTCCACCGTAAATCTGTGTCACGTTGCCATTGGGTGTGTATTGACACCATCTCAGATTCAATATTGTTTTTGTTGCGTTCACGCTGATATTTAGCGTTGGCACCCCGACACAGTTCGCACCGGCACCCGTACGTATATTTTGTGTACGTTCCACAGTCATATTTCGTTAAGTCTTTACCCATCACAAAGTTGCCATGGGTTTACGCTTGAATACCATGGCTGCCACCCGCAACCGTACTGTCTGTCAGCCCATTGGTAAAGAATCCGGGCAGCTACTACGTTTTGCGCAGGGTTCATAAGGTCGTCTGCGGTGATGCCCCACCCGGAAAGATAGTCAAGGTTTATGGCGTTGACTTGAAATAGTCCGTGGTCACCGTAACCAATACGTCCAACGTCTGACCGGTGCAAATTCTGACAGCGTGTCTCAGCCCACATCACACGGTCTGCTTGCCGTAGTAGGTGTTCTGGCCAAAACGCTTCTAACGTTGACCACCATTCCGGACACAACACACCGTCCGGAACCGTGACAACAGTTTTGGTGCGTTGCGTTGTGACCGGCACAACCGTTGTTGTTGGTATCGGTGTGAACGTTATAACCACTTCGCTTGTGGTGGTGCTAGACGACGTTGTGACGGTTCTAAATTGGTCTGTGCCATATATAGACCGGTCAGCAAATTGGAACGCCAATACTGCTAACGCAACTGTAAACACAACCAACCCGCCAATACGGGCACGCATCACCGCGCCTCAAAATAAGCGTTAGTTGGCATACCAATGTTTTTGTGACCTTCAGGACACAACGTCAGTTGACGGTCAAACTGGTCATATTCGTCAGTTGCCACAAGTTGTTCTGAACAACACGTGATACAAGCCCGTGCGTGTTGTGTGCAGTCCCAATCTCTAGACACTTTGCCATTCGCGATGGTTGGCATTTCACCGCCTACTGGCAAGCCGTCGTTGTAGTTGTGTGTGGTGTTTGTCCCCGTTGTTTTGTTCATGTCTTAAGTATGCAATAGCTGCTAGCACATTGCAATAGGCAATGTCAGTTGCACTTGCAACAACTACCAACCTTCAGATTTGCGGTCACCCGACAAAATAGGTGCAGTCCACGTTTTGCCATGCTCCGGTGTCATCAACCATGCAGCCTGCTGTGCCGGTTCAAACTCAAAACTGTTCATGTGGGCGTACTCGTCATACCCCTTCATAGACCCGTTCACAATAAAGTTTTTGCCGTACACCAACTGGTGCCAATGCCCCATCACCAAAAGGTCATAGCCTTGGTCAACTGCGTCATACCTTGCACGTTTCCGTGCGTCCAACCTCATGATGGGTGGCCAGATACCGCCAATGCCACCGCCACCACGGGCTTGGTCACCGTGCGTCAACATCACCGTACGGTCATAGGACGGTATCGGGCAGTCTGCGTTGTCTGACACGTCAAACGTCACCCGCGGGTTGTCTCTAAACATGCGTTGTAACGCCCGGCCTAGAAACCAATCGAAGTTGTCGCGTGCGCGTAGTTTGGCACGTGGTTTGCGTGTGGTGCGTCCGTGGTTACCGACAACCACCGGGACGTGTACGTGTCCAAATTCGTCTGCAACCATGGCGATAGCTGCACCTAGGTGGTCTATCCAATAGTCAAGTGACCCCAACATTGTGTCCTCGTTGGTTTCTGACAGTTCTTCGTGAATGTCACCTGAGAATATGTCACCACCTAACGCCACTACTGCACCGTCATAGGTTAAACCTGTCCAATAGTCCCGTGTCACTTTCACGAACCGTTGCACCGTGTTTTCTAACCGTAGGCGTGCAATGTCCCGGTTGTAGGCGTTCACAAAACTGATTTCTTCGGGTCGCACAACCTCGTCAAGGTGAAGGTCAGACAACATTAGCCATGGTGTAGCATGATGCTGTTTTGTGCGTTTTGGCGGAGACTTCAACCAGTTAGGTGGCGTAGACCGTTGACCAACTTTTGACAGTACGCCAAGTTCACGTTCTAACCGTTCTGCCCGCTTGTCAGCCTCTTTCAAGGCGTGCCGTAGCCCTTTAACAAGGGTTTCTTGGTCGTTTTGCCCGGTACTAGACAACCCGTCTTTTATTGTCATGACGAAATACCGCAGCTGCAACCGTTGTTGACCACATCAGAAATAGCGTTTTTGCCTACTTTTTGACCGTTTTGTTTCAACACTTGATACAACTTCCCGATAGACGGGCTGTAGGCGTCATGCTTGCTAGACCTTAAACGTATACGTGCCACATATTGCATGACTGCTTCCCGTTCATCGTCTGCTAGTTCCAACATTTTGGCGTGGAACGAACACATACGAGGTGTTTCGGTCTGTAAGTCGTCTAGTAAACCCATAATGCCCCCTTAAGGTTATCTATTTTTCTTTGCCCCACCGGGTGTCAGTAGGGTCAAGATAGGTGATGGCTAACGGCAACACGGCAGCTACACCGGCTGCAAGATACATACGTAGGTCTGACCAGTTGACCCCAAACACGTCTGCACCGTCAACCAAAAACAACGCCAACACGGTTGACATAAACACTTTGCCCCACGACTTAACCATAGTCATTTGCCCTTCTTAGTAATGTGCCATTCCATGTGGTCGTCCATTCTGTCAGACACACGGTCAACTTTGTGGTCAATCTGTTGTAGTAGTTCGCTGTTCCTGCTGTGGTCACGGTTGTTTTCTTTACGGGTGCGTTCAATCAACGTGACAAGCACACCTGACGGTGCAAGCACCGCTAATAGAACAACAAGCCAAGTAGCCACACCATTAACCTATCCGGTTCAATGCTCCCCATGTGATTTTTCCTACAATGCCGTCATAGGGTCGAACTTTGTATTTGCGTTGCCACCGTTTAACAGCTGCACGCGTTTTGCGTCCGTACAAACCGTCAGGTGTTGCACCAACTTTAGTTTGTACCCATTTAACGTCATCACCGCTTGAACCAAAACGCAACATGCGACCGGGGTAGGGACGTTGTTGCTTTGCAGGTGTTTTGGGTGCAGGCTTGCCACCAGTAATTTCTCGCCATACCCGTTCAATATATGCCGGGTCATCTGCAACAGTTGGGCTTATCTCGCAATGAATCCAATCACCGGGAACACCGGCAAACACTCTAAATTTGTAGATACGCCATTGTTCACGGTCACATTTCCACCCCCGCCCATGTTTGCCATGCTTGTTCCAATAATCAAACACCGCTTCAACACCTAATTGTTGCGAATAGATTGGGTGCGTCAATAGTTCCATAACTTTTTCTGCGTCTGCATAGTTGCCTGAACCACGCTTACCCATGTCACGCCATGAAAGGTCAAACGCCCTGCCCGTATTATGGACTGAAGGGTTACCGGGCTTGCCACGTTTGCTTCTATAACCAGCCCAACTTCCGTTATTCCATAACGCGTTGTCTGTCCATTCTTCAATGAGGTCAATAAGACGTTCAGTACCTGCACGCTTGCCCGGTGCGTTTCCGTCAAAACCTGTGTATTTACGCGTCATTGCATCATGTGCTTTCAAGATTCGTTGTTATTGTCTTTAACGGTGTTAATTTTTATGCCACCCGCAGCCACCAGCAACCCAAGTGCAGCTGCAACCGCACCGGTTTTTGATGCCTCTTGCAATACCGCCATGTCAAGAATTTCAGCCGGATCGCCTAGATTGTGGGCTACTGCACACGATAGCGTGCCACCGGAAAATGCTTTGACAGTTTTTGTTAGGTCAACAATCATTCCATTAAACCCCACATACCGATAGCAATAAGCACAATGCCGGTAAAAATGGCGACAGTTGCGCGAATCATGCTGGCGGGTCGGGAAAGTTGGCGTTAGGCCATGCAGGATCGTTTGGCAAGTCTCGTAGTTGTTGCCGGTATTCTGCCCATGCTGTTTTGTCGGCTGGTGCGTCTGGTAGTTGTGTCCAGTCGCTACCGGCTAACAGTACGTTTCGGCGGTTTGTTTGCATTAATTCTATTTCGCTCATGTCGCCACCAGCAATTCCAACGCAAACTGGCATGTAAACGTTGTTGATGATGCGCCGGTTTGATAACTCTGCACCTCAAAATAGTCGCTGGTGCCGTTCGCCTCTACTATTAAATCGATGTTGGTGTCAGCGATAATGTTTGTGCCAGAATATTGGGCAGCCCCTGACTGTGCAGAACCATTTTTTCTCGCGCGGAAGACAATGTAATCAGCGCCACCGCTTGCGGAATCTAAATATCCTGTGAGCCTGTACACACCAGCAATGTTAGGTGTGATTCGCGTGTTATTTGTTGAAGTGTCATGCCAACCGCCTACATCAATAATCTCGGTGCCCGAACCGAACGCCATTATTGTGAATGTAGAGTTTGGAACAGTTAACGAATCTTGCAACACGGTAATCGCACGGAAACTATTAAGGTCTGACGCTTGTAAAACGTCGCCCGCCTGAAATTGCCCCTGATATGTCATGGTGTCGGCTCCTCGTCTGGTTTTTCGGTGCCTACCTGTCCGTCAATCCAAGCAGACCACTCTTCGGTAGACATGACGGTAACGGTGTCGTCTACCTGTACGGATACGGTGCCGTCGGGGTGTAGTTCTTCTAGTTCTTGTCGTGTCCATGTAGCCATCTGTTATCACCCGTTGTTGTATCCGTACACGCGAATAGTGCCACCCGAAAGGGTTCCCGAACTAGGAAAAAAATAAATGTCAGTTATCCGTCCCGTCAGCGCGTATTCGTATGACCACCAACTGCCGGACAAAAAGCCGTGACCGAAACCCATGAAAGGAGTCGCCAGAGTATTGTCATAGGGTTCATGAACGTCGAAAACTGTGCTCGTTCGTCCAGGAGTTGTTGTCAGATAGCAACACGAAACCTGTGCAAGGTCGTATGCTACCCATGTGTTGACCGTTCCCGTATACAAAACAGACTGACCGCCTCCCCAATAATCATCGGAGTAAATTGTCCCGCCGTTCCCTAACCGAATTTGCATCGTTTCACCGCTAGAGGCTGAACAGTTGAAACCCGTAAACGATACCCGATAGTTACTGAAAGTTGCTGAAAACGCATTAGTGACGGTCACCGAGGACACACTGCTACCAACCGTTTGAGACTTGACTAGCACCATGCCCGCGTAGTTTTGTAACGCTTCTACCGTGTCGTTAACCGTGGTGTGTTGGTCTGCGTGGCTAGGACTGTTCAACGCTGAACCCGCTGTAGGGTTCGTGAACGTCTGCACACTATTAGGCCAGTTAGTTGCCATAAGTCCTCATTCTAATACAGCCGGTTGCCTTCAACCGGGTGACCGTCATACCCGAACAACTCATCGTACACGTAGTCTGTGTCATCGTATGTGTCTAACGTCCCACCAAGTTTGCCTAGCTGCGTGTTATCTAAAATAAAGTTCATGTTGTCTTGCATCGGCAAACAATGAACCGTGATAGTTGAATCTGCAGGTGAAATGTTGATTGTGCGACCTGCAACAACAATGTTGTCTGTGCGTTCGCTTCCACCTGTCGGTGTGTAAACAATTTTGGCGGTGTTCCATAACCCGTAGCGCGAGTCAAGATAGTTAGCCCATTGCAAATATGCGGTGTTGTCGGCTTTGGCTTCAACTTGTTTTGTAGACGCACGAAACGATTTTGTTGTGAATCGTGGCGTGTCATACATATTTGCCCAACGTTCTGCGGTTTGTTGCGCTCCGGGTTCTAAAACACCAAAGTTTTCTGTTGTGTCGTCCCAACGTATAGCAACTTTTGAATACGAAATGTTGCGCCGTCCAAACCGTTGCACACTTTCTGTGCTTTCATACGTTTTTGTTTCGGTATCTGCACCACCATATTGCAACGGGTCTGCTCGTGTTATCTGTGCGCTGTTTACCATGTCGTCAACGTTGTAGCCACGGTTGATAGCAAAAAACGGTAGTTCTGTGCCTGTCGGGTTGTGGTCAAACACAAAGTCTTTACGCCACGACGCTTTGGGCACTTTAGAACCGTCAAAAATGTTTGTGTTGTAGCGCACGGTTTCTGCGCCTGACTCTGTAAAGAATGACAGATTTTGTGAGAACATGACACCGGGGTTAATCGGCAACAATGCTGCGTTCAGCAAATCGGCAACGGTAAAACCGTCGTAACCGTAAAATTCTATAATTGGTTCAATTGTCTGTACGTCTGCACCCCATACTAAATAGTTTGTTTGTGCTGCGCCTAAACGTGGCGTGTCCACGGGTTCAAAAATTGTTGACCCGGTAACCGGTTCTACGTATCCGTTCAGAATATATGTGACACCAAGATTGACCCGGAACACGTATTGCAACGGGTCAAGGTTCAAAAATTCTACTTTGCTGCGTCCCGCTAACGTCAACGGGTCTACCGCTTCAATTTGTACGGTGCTATTACGTCCGTCGTCAAGCAACACAAAATCAGACACAACCCCGCCAAATACCTGACAAGTAGTTGACCCACTCGGGCTTTCAACAACGGCTTCAATGATTAACGCGTAACTGTATGCGTCAAGGTCAGAATATGTGCCACCGTTAAACGGTGTAAACGCTCCGTCGTTGTTGTCAATGTCTATTAACGCTGTGCCACGACTGACAGAACCAACCCGCACGTCTTGGTTGATATGCGCCCCAAGTGTGCGGTCAGTAACTTCTATGCTGTGGCCATATTGCTGTAAATAAAATTTCCATGCCGTTGTTACTGCCATCAGTATTTAACCCCCGGCAGGTTTGCAACCGGAACGGCACCGTTCCGTTTGGTAAACGTAATTAGTTTGTCTGCAACGTCACGTCCATCTGACCCCGCAGGCATAATTACGTCTACTTTCTCAATAATGGTGCCTGCTTGGGCTGCTAGTCTTCCTTGTTCTGTCCGTCCCGGCGCATACGGTTGTGTTGCCAACTGAGACACACTTGCAGCTGCAATACTGCCTGCGTCAATGGCTGCTTGAATGTCGGGTGCTATGTGTCCGATAAGACCAAGAATTTCGTATATTTTGGCTTCCAACGCGTCAACATCACCCATGTCAATAAGTGGTATTAGTTCCTTGCCAAACGCGCTGTCAAGTAAACTGTGTGCTTCAATAAGGTCTTCTAACGCAAACATGCGGTCACGTTGCGCCTGTTCGAATTCGCGTGACCCCTCGGTAGCGGTACGCAACACCTCGTTAGCGTCACTTATTTCTTGGATGAAATCTGCAATGGCTTGTTCATCGTCCAAACGGCCAAACAACCGTGACATTTCAACATCTGTTTTGAAAGCTGCACCGCGTAAATCGTTCATGCCAACGGTGGCTTCTTGCAAATCTTCGGTGAAGTTATAGATATTGTCGGATTCGATAATGTCCATAAAACGACGCATTTCTGCGTCCGTTTCGTCAACGTTGTCTGACAATCTTTGTTGGTCACGTGCCGTTTGTCCTAGTTCCTCCCGGTAACCGCTTAACGTGTCACGAACTAGACGTGCTGCTTCCTCTTCATCGTTCAGCAAACCAATAGTGCCACGCAACACGTAACCAAAGTCAATGCCTTGTGGCAATGCTGCTTGCGTTGCTTCATTAACACGGTCAATAGCGTCTGCATCACCCAAGGCTGCTTGCGTCATGTCGTCAAGGTCAATACCTAACAGTTGGATAGCGTCGCCTAGTTCACCGGTCAACAATTCGTTTTCAATGACTCGTCTTGCCCGGTTGTCGAAAACACCGTTAGACGCTTCTAAGGCTGCAGTCATGTCGGCTGTTGCTTTATTTACGTCTGCTTGACGTTTCGCTATTTCACTTAACGCAATAGACACGGCAGTTAGTCCAACCGCTAAACCGCCAACCGCAACTTTTGCGACACCTGCACGAACACCAAAACCTTGTAGCGTGTTACTGAACGAACGGACACCAAACGCACCCGCAGTAGCCAACACAACTACTTGTTGCATTTCCTCCGGCAACGCTGTAAACGCTTCTAACACCGGGCTGACGGCACCCATGATGCCCTGCAACGCCGGTACAAGTGCTTCACCAACAGTTGCTTTTATGTTTTCCATTTCGGCAGCCAAAATACGTTGACTGTTGGCCAGACCGTCAGACGTGTTAGCGAAGTCGCCAGACATCTGTGCGGTTTGTTCCATAATCAGCCCGTAACGGGCTTGCACCTTCTCAGCCTCAGTCATTGCTTTGGCGTTATCGGTTATGCCGTTTTCTAACGCATAGGTTTGTACGGCAGCTGCCGAAACGTCAATACCAAAGGCACGCATAGGTTCTGTCGAACCCGCCAACGCACTTTGAAACTTGGTCGCCGCGTCTGGCACGTCAAGGTTCATCACAGACGCAAAATCAGCAATACGCACGGTCAGTTCGTCCGTAACGTCAACAATGTCTTTGTCTGCGCTTGTTAACTGGCGTGTGAACCCGGCAAACTGAACCGCAAACCCGTTAAAGTCTTTTGCCGACAACCCAACTGCGGTGGACGCGTTTTCACCTAGTTTTAGAATTTGGTCGCCTGCTTCACCAAACGTGACTGCGACAGCGTTAGCGGACTCGGCAAGGTCACTAGCTGCACCTACCGCACCTTTACCAAAGTTAATTATTTCACGTGTTGCAAACGCATTGACAGCGGTTTTAGCAATGTTGCCAAACTGTTTGTCTAGCCCGCCTGCTGCCTTTTCTGCTTCTGCGAACCCGGCTTTAGCCTTGGTAGCGTCAGCCAACAAGTTGATACTAATAGACGCTTTTTTTGCAGGCATTACACGTTCCTATTCCATATTTCGTACATTTGGTCAAAATATTCGTTCATCACGTCATTGACCCGGTTATCTGCTGCATCATACAAGAACGGGTTAGGCCGGATGTTACGACGCGCCCAACCGAAATGGATAGGACCTGCGTACGGAACTGTTGTGCGACCGGCAGACACTTTTGCGCCGGACACAACTTTGTGTGCCCTAATCGTTTTACCTAACCTGCCAGACCTGACCGGCACCAACCGTTTAGCCTCGTCAACAACAATTTCTGCTGCCTGATATCCGGCTTGTTTAAAATCGTCGCGGGCTGCGTCGTCAAGTTTGATTAGCGCACGTCGCAGTTTGTGCAACCCTTCAATTTCAATGGCAATGTTTTTGCCACGGTTCTGCGCGGCGTAAACATGTCTAAAAATTTGTTTGTTTATGTTTTCAGCCATGGTTAACCCTGTTGGTGGTCTAATAGCATTGCGCGCATCTCTTGCAATACTAGCGTTGGCGTGTCCATCAGGTCATTAGGTGCAATACCGGTACGTATCGCCATGGCTGCTACTTCCCGCGCCCAATACGTATTGACACGGGGTTTACCGTCTAATCGTCTTTTGGGACTAGACGCACCTCAGTTACGGTGTTCACCCATTCTTTGAACGGTTTAAGTGTTGCACCGGTCACTTTGATAGCTGCAAACCCGAGATAGGCAAGACCTTTCCAAGTTTGCTTTATCTGCCAGTCTTTAAACGACATGTCTGTGTGGAAGTCTTCCCACGCGACAAGTGCAGGCAGGGTTATTTCATATTCGGTGGGTTCGCCACCGTCCATGGTCACTTCAATGACAAAAGGTAACATTGTGTCTCCCTTGTTAAGTGTGTGAACGTATTACGACGTTGCTGGTGCCAACGTTCCACCGCTGAAGTTCACGGTGGTCATGGCTGCATCTCCGTAGGTGCCACCGTTAATGGAACCGTACGAGGTAATAACGGTGTTGGTGATGTCGTAGTCCGGGTTGGTTGCACCAACTGCGTCTGACGTTGCACGCAAAGTAATCGTGGTTGTCGTGCCGATAAGTGGCCAGATAGTGGCATCGACACTTGAAGCACTAAAGTCTTGGTAGAACGTGATTGACCCGGACACCTTTTTGCGACCGGCAAGCGACTGATCCCACGTATCTGACATGGCGGTTACGTCAACTTCGGTAACGTCCGCTGAAAGAGTAACTGACTGTACGTGGTCACTCAGGTCAACGCTGTTGACCGTAACGGATACGTCATCATAAACAAACTTAGCCATTTTGGGTCACTTCCTCGTCTTCGGCCTTTTCAATTTTCGGTGTTGCTGTTTTCTTTAGGTGACCTGCCGTCACCAATGCTTCAATGTTATACCGTGCAAGGTCATCTGCGGTGACTAAATCACCAATTTGATAGCCCTTTACACGTTCGCTTGTCACTTTATATTTCATGGTTCCACCATCACTTCTATTTCAAAGTCTACACCTAGGTAGATATCGTCACCGTAGCCAATGTTGCCAACGTTGTTAGCGGTCGCTACACGGGCATACGACACGACACCGCCAAGTGTGCGGTCAGCTGCTAGTAACTGGTCAACGCTGTTGTCACCGTAAATAAGCGGGTCTAGGCGTGCAATGTTGTTGTCTAGGTCGAACCGTTGCACAAGGAACGTGACAGTAAAAAACATTTGCAGTAAACCACGTTGCATTGCGTCACCGTATTCCACAGCGGTAGTGCCGGGAATAATGATTGCGGACGGTGTAAACGGCACTTCTGGCGGATTGGCGTACACAACTTCAACAACGGTTGACGTGTTTAACTGTGTCGCTAACGCAGTTTTAATTGTGCCGTAATCAGCCATCAGGCAACCCCAAGTAACTTCACGCCTTGCAATAGGGCTGCAACGTCCGGGTCATTGCGTGAAATACGCACGGCACCAAATTCCGGAATGGAACCGGCTTGGAACCCTAACGGGGACGCTTTACGTTGATACAAACGACATGACATTAACAAGGCTGCTTGTTTAATGTTGTCTGGCGGTGTTTCGCTGTACGCAAATTTTGCGGTTATCTCAATCGTTGGGCGACCGTATAGCGATAGTGGCCAACCGTTGTTCACGTTGGTCAACATGCGGTACGGGGTTGTGTTGCCGTCCAACACGTAATCTGTGGTGACCGTCAAGGTTGTTTCAAACGTGCCGTCTTGGTCGTTGTCTACTTTGACGACTAGACCGGTTGTGGTCGCAATGTCGTCTACGTCCAAAATGCTTGCGGTGCGCGGAAGATATGTGCGGGTTGACGTTGCGGACACTTCAAACGTGCGTCCGGTGTAGTTGTCAATCAACGCGTCTGCTGCACCAATCGCAGCTGTAATGGCGGTGTCCTCAGACGTTACAGAATCGGGGATACCTAAAGACGACTTGACCAACGCCAATGTTGTGTAAGCCATCAGTCACCTTTGCGGGTTTTGCGTCGCCGGGGAGCCGGGGCAGGTTCTGTGCTGTGCGTCGCCTGCCCCGGTTCCGTAACCGTGGGTGACGGTTCCGGCATATTGGGGGATTCCTGAGAGAGTTTAGCGATAAGTACCGGGTCTGCGCCAGACGCAATAAGGTTTTGCAAATACTTGTCCATAACTGCTCCCATGTTAATGGTGAACCCGTCCCGCACAAGGGGGACTTAAGGCGGGACGGGTTCGACTTATCAGAGGGTTGCTGCCAGCAACGTTCCCTGAATCTTGCAAACGCCACCGGGGTAACGGCCAGCGGTAAACGCTGAATATCCGTAAACCACCATGCGGGTGGTGAGTGTGCCGGAACCGACAGACTCGTAACGCAACATAAGTGGGCTGGCTGCCTGTTCCATCAGCACAAGGTCTGCACGGTTCGCAACAATAACTGCGTCCTCGTCGGTGCCTGCACCAAGGTTGGTTGGGATACCAGCGTCAACGACCACCGGAACACCGGCAATTTCACCTGCTGCAACACCGTATGCACCGGGGTTGCCAAGTGCGACGATGTTCTGCGAGGTAGCGACGGTTACACCGGCCAATGGACGGTTGCTGCTGTCAAGTCCACCTGAGATATACGCCCACCTTCTTGGGTGCATCACGATGACATTTGGCTGTACGTAACGGTTCTCAGTTACGGTGCCGATTGCCTTAACAATTTTTTGGAATGTCTCGTATGCGGTTGGTGATGCGTCGTCAACGTCAACGTCACCGATTCCGGACGTGTTCAGGATGCCAAGGTGGGTACCTGAGGTGCCGTCACCGTTAATGACATCTGCGTTGACTTTGCTGTTGTATGCGGACACAAGGTCAGCTGCCAACAGTCCGTCAACACCGGTGCCACGCTCTAACGCTTGACGTGATACGTCAACCATGCCTGCGTAGGTGCGGACATTGACGGTCAGCAACGTGTCATCTGGTGATGCTTCGGTGACTGCTCCGTTGTCGCCATCCTGCGCTGCGACGCTTGAACCCGTGGTGATACGGGACACGTTCACGGTAAGACCGTCGTTTGGCAATGGGAGGCTGTTGGCCACGTCCATGGTGTTACGTCCTGCACGCAGGAACGGTGCTGCAAGTCCGGTCAGGTACTGCGGAACGACAAGCCCGCTAAATGACCCGCTACCTGAGTCACGCAGTTCGTGACGCATTTCTTCGGTGTGGCGTGACAGACGCTCTTGCGCTGAAACGTCACCAAGGAATTCTGCTGCGTACGAGTCACGGAAGAACGAGTGTGGCGCGTTCTCCTCGTAGGTCAATGGTTCTGACTTAACGTCAACGCGGTTCACGGCTGGTGCCTCTTTTGGTTCGTCGGTAGCTGCGACTTCTGCACGCAACTTAGCTGCTTCAAGGTGGCTAACCTGAATTTCACGCAGGTCAGCAATACGGGCGTCAAGTGCCTTTGCGCGCGCTGTAAGGTCGCCAAGGTTCTTGTCTTCTGTTTCTGTAAGGTCACGGGTTTCTTCGGCAGCCCTGTCCAAAACCGTTTCTACGGCTTCGGAAATTTCTGCACGTTCCGCAACAAGTTGGTCTAGCAACTTCACGGTCAGTTCTCCTAACTGATATATGGGTAGGTTCTGACGGTGACAGTAAGGTGACTACGCGGCGTTACTATCGGCGGTCTAGCAATAGCATACACAGACCGGTTTAGTCAACGTGCGAGAAATACCGGATATCTTCCGTTTGTCCGCTAGGACAAATACCCCACAATGCTTGACCGGGTGCTAGCTGCCCGTCAATAGCGTCCGTGTGTTTTACTACCGGGAACCCGTTTGCGGTGGTCACAGAATCGTTGTCACCCAAATAGACGGTTTGGTTACCGATAATTTGCAGAAAGACGGGACGGTACACGTCGTTAGCGTCCAAAATTTTTGTTGCTACGTCTGTGATGGTGACGCTTCCGTAGTTAGCCATTGTTTAGGTCTTTCATTAGGTGACGGTATTTGGCTAGACGTGGCACTTGTTCACCGTCGTCCGGGTCAAACGAACGGACACTAATAAGTTGTGCGTCTGTGTATGCAGGGTTCCGCACAAAACCTACGTGGTCAAGTTTGGCTTCTGTGCGTGTCCGTAACGGTTTACCGTTCAGTTCAGACGATTGGGTACGTACCGGAATGAATCCGACACTAAACCCGGACACGAAACCGTCCATGGCTAGTGTGCGTGCTTCTTCACCCCGGTGGGTGTTGGCCAACAAAAAGTCTGCAATTAGTCCATCATTGGTTTTCTGCCAACTGACAGCCCGTCCGATAGGCATACGGTCTGTGGCGTGCTGCTCTAACAGCGGGATACGTTCGCCACGTTCCGCAATGGTTTTGTCAAACGCTGTTGGTGCAAACCGTTCTAAATAGCTGCCTGCATCGTAGATAGCACCAAACGGTGCGACAATGCCAACTAGGTGGTGTCCGTCGTCGTCGTCACGGACTTCAAACCCGGCAAATTCTACGGTTCGTGTGATTAGTTCTGACATCAGTCTGTCTCCGGTGTCGTTGCGTCTGTTAGGTCTTCAAACATTCGCACTTCTTCTACGGTCAAGAATCCTGCACGCAACCCAACTTCATAAGCTGCATACCGGCTTGCGGTGTCTGCCCGCAACAAGTCATCCAAAATGAAACGTGCCGTTTGTCCTCGTGGCAGCAATGTTGATAGTGCCTGTTCGATACGTGACAGCCACGGACGTAACGTGAACCGCACAAACTGAATACTGTCTTGTGTCACGTTGCTGTACGTCATTGACGTTCCGTCCATTGCGACACCAACCATGTGCGGTGGTACACCTAGCAACGTGCAAACCTGCTGTGCGCTATATCGGCGTGCGTCAATCAGTTCTAGGTCATGTGCTGAGAATGACAACGGTTTGTACGCAATGCCGTTTGCTAAAACTGCCGGTGTCCGATTGCGTCCACCGTTGTTCGCTATCCAACCTGCTTTTAGTGCGTCTGCTTCTTCACGGGTTATGTCTGCGTCAACTTCTAACACGCCTACCGGTAGACCGCCTGCGTTATACAGTTCGCTAGCGCAGTCTTCACCGGCAATAGAGATACCTAACGTGCGCCGGTGGTGTTCAATAATTGACATGCCTTTGACGGAGCCGGGGAACGTCAACCCACGGATATGCAAAATGTCTTCCGGCTGGTATGTCTGACCGGCTACACGGTATGCGATTGTTGCACCGTTTTGGGCTGTTTCGATATACACCGCGTCCGGTGCCAACAAAACTGCTTGCCGTGGGTAGCCAAGTTCGTCACGGTCACCTAGAAGCCAGTAGGCGTTGCCGTCAATCACTAAAGACATGACGGTTGACGCGATCATGTCCATACGGGTCATGGTGCGGTCTGGCTGTTCCAAAATGGCGGGTTGTGGTTTTACCCGGTCACCGTTCCGATACGACGCTAACGGTAATGCACCAATGCTGTCTGAAATAAGGTTGGTGCAACGATACAACGCAGGAATAGTTAACGCTGTTGCCGGTGAAATGTGCAACGCGCCTTGTAAGGGTTGCAAATAGTTTGCCGTCGGCAAGACAAACGGAAATTCGCTTGCGCGTTGTTCAGTCTTGCGACGTGAGAATATACCCATAGTGGTTCCTAGAATACCATCGGTGTTTTGGTTTTCTTAGGCCGAAACTTAGCACAATGCCACGCCACGCTAGCTGCGTGCAACGGTGACAAGTCTGCTGCCGGGTCAACACGCGCCCATAGCCACCCTGAACCCACCGGTTTTTTCTTTGCGGACGCAACCGCAACGGTTAACGCTTCATGTGGTCTGACCGCTATTCCATCATTTTGCATGATTGCGTCGTAAAATGCGTTGGCAGCTGACACGCTATCACGGGTGCTGTATTTGACTATCTCAATATCTTTGAGTACGTCAACAAGGTTGCCTGCGGGGGAATATTGGTCAATGACAACACGCCCACCGTGGGCTGCTACAAGGTCGTTGATACGTGCCGGTAACCATTCTGTGCCGTCCCGGTTTTCCACAAGTTCCATAGTGCCTTCACTATCCGCTACAACGATGCTTGCCCGTGAACGGTCTAACGTGATATCGACACCAAACACCAACCCGCCATCTGGCCATTTGCTGTCCGTCTGCACCTCATTCCACAACAGTTCAGGTATAACCCGGTCATCTGTTTTAGTCCATTGGTTCAAATAGGCACGCCTAAATTCGGATTCCGGCATGGTTTGCCGTGCGTGACGTATCTTCTCAATTTTGACGGTGTTACCTAACGCAGGCATACATTCCCACCACACGTCCTCATCGTCAATATCTAACACGTCGTCAGGTGCAGACCACTCAAAATATGCGATACCGCTAGTCACACCTTCCAACACAGCGTTACGACCTATGTCAGTTTTACGTTTCAAATAGGTGGACTGTTCCGTACCGGCAGTTGACACCACCCACAGCTGCGCGTCATCACACGTCACCATGGCAGGCAGCAACGATTGTTCTCGCCGGTCGTCCGTATCGGCAAACG